CGAACTGATAGGGATCGGCCGGTCGTTCTTCGTGCCGCAAAACCCTCTGAGAAATAACCGAACCGGTGTAGCCTCCTTTGCGCTGGGAGTTGTCCCCATAAATGACCGCTCAAGTATTTCAAATCAGAGATTACCAATCCAAGCGCGAACTAGAAAAGTTAAAAGCCCAAGAAGCCAAAGCGGTACAGTATCTTAATCTAGTTCTCACCGCCCACGATCGTGAGATATACGAAACCAGCATGGGGTATGTGGCTCCTGAGCAGGACCCGGCTTGATGCCACTCAATGGGATGGCTCTTATAGCGGGACTGGTACTTGGGTTCTTCGGCGGTGCGTTGGCTGACCGAACGAGGCCACCTGATTTCTTCGCGGGGATGAAGGGCGCTTTAGAAGCGAAGTGCGTGTCCTCGCCGGCGGTCCTTGAAGAGATTGAGAAGAAGTTGCCCGACAATAATGAGGGGCTGATTACGCCCGAGATACTTCGCCATGTTCTGAGGGATGTGGTCAACCACTGTTAGGAATTTCAAATGGAAGCAGTTCGTCAACGTTACAACATGGGAATGGGCAAGGAAATGGATAGCGGAAATTTCGGAGTGAAGTCGTTCTCTGAGACCATGGAGAACGGCAAGAGCATGGGAAGCTCGGACGGCACGACTTTGTCTGACAAGCAGCGTTGTTGCCCGGTCGGTATGAGCGGCAAAATGGATGCCCAGCGTCAGCCCGATCACGGCAAGCACAAGTAAGCGCCATGGCTAACTGGATTGCGGGAGCTGTAGGGAAACATCCCGGAGCGCTCCATCGCGAGCTCGGTGTCAAGCAGGGCGACAAGATCCCGCAGGCCAAGATCGAGGCTTCGACGCATTCGGACAATCCCAAGCTCCGCAAGCGCGCGTTCCTGGCTGAGACATTGGCCCATATGCACGGCAAGACGGCTCACTGATGGGGCTAACTCCATCTGGCGCTGTCCCGCTCGCGTTGCCTGGCGGAGAAGCTCAAGCTGTCAAGAAGGTCGCGCCGGCACCTGATGCGCTGTTGGCTCGGACGCCGGCCAAGGCTGAGGTAGCGTTCGCACAGCACAAGCATGGGGCCAAAACTCCAGCGTTCAGGAAAGAGACCAAGAAGGCGTTCGGGAAGAAGTGAGGGAGCCGGAGCCCGTTATTGGTGGCCCATGGAACGGCAAATCTTTTACCAATGGCTACCACTTGATCTCAGCGAATATCATCCTTCAGACTGGAATATACGTATTCGCTGAAGGCGCATGGCATTGGCGTCCGAAGATAGTTCAGAAGATCTAAGAAATTGAATATCAGAAAAAATATCAATGGGAAATCAATCGAAGCCGAAGGGCGGCGCTAGGCCCGGTGCGGGAAGACCTAAGGGCGTCGTCAATCGAGCAACGGCTGCTCAGAAGGGTACGCTAGAGGAGCTGGCGAGGACGCATACAGAGACCGCTCTGAACGTCTTGGTGCAGGTAGCCCAAGCTAGCGAAAGCGATGCTGCAAGGGTGTCGGCGGCTACTGCTCTACTAGATCGAGGTTATGGCCGACCGCGTCAGGCTGTTGATGTGAGCGGTGATGCAGACAAGCCGATCATTCACAGGATAGAGCGTGTCATCCAGAACGCTCCAGATACCGACCGCTAAGGTATTTGAACCGCTACTAAAGCCGGCCCGTTACAAGGGCGCGCATGGCGGCCGTGGCTCGGGGAAGTCGCATTTCTTTGCTGGCTTGGCTGTTGAGGATGCTATTCTTGAGCCTGGAATATCGGGTGAGGGGCTGCGGACGGTTTGCATCCGTGAAGTCCAGAAGGATCTCAAAGAGAGCGCCAAGCTCCTGATTGAGGACAAGCTGCAACGGTTTGGCCTCGGTGAGGCGGACGGCTTCAAGGTCTACAAGGACGTAATCCAGACCCCGAAAGATGGGATTATCATCTTCAAGGGCATGCAGGATTACACGGCGGAATCGATCAAGTCGCTCGAGCGGTTCAAGCGAGCCTGGATTGAAGAGGCCCAGACGCTGACATTGCGCAGCCTGACTATGCTCCGGCCGACCATTCGTGAGCCCGGCAGCGAGATATGGGCCGGCTGGAATCCGCGGCGTAAAAAAGATGCGATTGATGAATTCTTGCGCGGCAATAAGCCCGAGAATGCAGCGGTTGTTGAGGCTAACTGGCGGGACAATCCGTGGTTCCCGCAGACTTTGTCTGATGAAAGACAACTAGACCTTGAGCGCTATCCCGAACGATATGAGCACATCTGGGAGGGCGATTACGCCAAGGCATTTGAGGGCGCATATTTCGTGAAGGGATTGGCTGAGGCGAAGCTGGAAGGCCGTATTGGCCGAGTTGCCAAGGACCCACTGCTTCCCTTGCGAGCGTTCTTTGATATCGGCGGCTCTGGTGCTCGAGCTGACGCCATGGCGATCTGGATTGTTCAATGGGTTGGGCAGGAAATCCGGGTACTCGATTATATCGAGGGCGTCGGTCAGGTTCTGGCTTATTACGTCACTGAGCTACGTAAGAGAAAGTACCAGGAGGCGATTTGCTATCTGCCTCATGACGGCGCGAATTCGAATGCTATCACGGGCAAGACCTACGGCCAGCATTTAGCCGAAGCTGGCTTTGAGGTCGAGATCATCCCGAACCAGGGTGCTGGTGCCGCGTCCATGCGGATCGAGGCTGTACGGCGCATTCTGGCATATTGCTGGTTTAATGAAGCGACGACAGAGGGCGGCCGAGAAGCTCTTGGCTTCTACCATGAGCGTAAGGACGAGGCGCGCAATATAGGCCTTGGGCCTGACCATGACTGGTCGAGCCATTGCGCTGATGCATTCGGCTTGATGGCGATTGTCTGGGAGCCACAGGCCAGTCCGATGGTCTCGGATTTGTACGATGATCACAGCTACGGCCACGAGTCTCGCTCAGAAATAACGGGTTACTGATGAAACGCAAAGCCAAGACGGTAAAAGCTGTGAATGGCCTCGCTGCGATCTCCACCGATGATGCCAAGCGATACCGGGCTGAGGAGGCCATGCGCACGTTAATGCGCGCTTCTGAGCATGTGAAAGACAAGGGCTTGATGCGAGATGTCAAGCGTCTGGCAAAGACGCAGGCTGCTGCACTGAGCAAGGTGGCGAAGTGACCTTTGAAGACCTGATCAAAGCCTGCGAAGACGGGTTTAGCTCTGTCTCGGCCGACCGCAAAGCCCAAGGCATTGAGCTATCCTCTGGCGGTAATGATGTCCCCGGCGATGCCAATCTCAGGACTGAGCCGGCCGCACTGTATGCCACGGAAGCACTGGCATATTCCGCATGGCTTACGGAATTTAACCGCTCTCTTGACCGCACGGGCAATGCGCTGGTTTGGGTTGAGAAGCCATATGTCGAGACCTACCGGATTACGCTGGGCGACTCGTATGGGACCTATCGGGTTGTCCGCGATCGATATGTGGTGCGTGGGACTGTGGCTGTTGAGCCGGTCGTGGCTGAGGCGACTGAGCCTGACGTTCCGTTGCCCGCAGAAGTCCTGAAGCCAAGTCGTAAGGCCAGGGCTGCATGATGACGTTGCGCCTCCCGTTTGATCTTCGCGTCTATTCAAAGGGCACCGAATATCCATGCACTGTCATGATCGGTAAGCCGGTTTATCGTGTGAAGATGGGCAAGCAAAGATTGAACAGTGCTGGTCTCAAGTTGTTCGACCCCATCCGTGAAACCGCTCCATGGCTCTTTGAGGAACCTAAGTTAATCCGGGCACCGCTGAAGTAATGGATCAATATCTCGGTCCGTCCCTTGCTGATGTTCAAACAGGGATGGAAGCGGATAGCGGTCTGACGCCTCCTGAGCCGGCGCACCTGGATAAGCTCACGCGCTGGGCTAAGTCGATTAATATCGCGCTTGAGCTTGACGATAACGACGAGCCGGAGATTTCAAGTGAAACACTGACGACGCTAGGAATGCGGGTCAAGCGCGAATATGATATTGACGAAACATCTCGTGCATCTTGGAAGGAAAAGACCGAAGAGGCGATGAAACTCGCCATGCAGCATACTGAGCCAAAGCAATATCCTTGGCCGAAAGCTGCAAACGTGATCTTCCCGCTGATGACGACTGCTTCCATGCAGTTCGCGGCGAGGGCGTATCCAGCCATCGTCATGGGGCGCGAGATCGTCAAGGGCATCGTTATCGGGCCTGACGACGGAACGCCTCAGATTGATCCGCAGACTGGGCAACCTGCAATTCAGCCAGGACCGCCCGATCCGCAGACCGGTCAGCCTGTGCCTATGCCAGTTTGGCAGGTACCACCTGGAGCTAAACAGGTTCGCGCCGACAAGATCGCGGACCACATGTCCTACCAGCTCCTAGATGAGCAGCCGGAGTGGGAGGGCGAGACAGACAAGCTATTGCATATCCTTCCCATTGTGGGATCTGCATTCCGGAAGTCATTCTTTGATGCTGGTAAGGGGCGTAATTCATCTCTGTTGGTGTCGGCACTTAAGCTCGTCATCAACTATCACGCGAAGTCCTTGGAGACCGCGCCCCGACTCACCGAAGAGATTCAGTTCTACCCGCTCGACATTAAGAACATGGAGCGGTCGGGCGAGTTCCGTAAGATAACTTATACCGGCTCACAGGCTCAGGGCGAAGACAAAGACGCCCCGATTGACTTCCTCGAGCAGCATCGTTGGTACGATCTGGATGAGGACGGTTATCCCGAGCCTTATATCGTCACGATCGATAAGCAATCCACTCAGGTTGTCCGCATCGTCGCGCGGTTCGATATTGAGAACGTTCATTGGAACGCCACCAAGGGCCGGATTCAAAAGATCGACCCTACACACTACTACACACCGTATGAGTTCTTCCCGAATCCAGAAGGCGGCATTTACGGCGTTGGCTTTGGTCAGTTGCTCAAGCCGATCAACGAGGCTGTCAATACCACGCTGAACATGATGCTTGATGCCGGCCACCTTCAGGTGGTTGGAGGAGGGTTTGTCGGCAAAGGTCTGTCGATGAATGCCGGCGCACTCCGGTTCCAGCCGGGCGAGTGGAAGCCGGTTAATACAAATGGTGCCACGGTCCAGCAATCCCTTGTGCCTTTGCCGGCGCCTGGTCCATCGCCAATTCTGTTTCAGTTGCTGGGTCTGCTCGTAGAAGCTGGTAAGGAAGTCGCATCAATCAAGGATGTCCTGACGGGCGAGCAATTGCCCGCGAACACGCCTGCAACAACCATGCTGGCCATGGTGGAGCAGGGCCTTAAGCAATTTACGGCGATTTTTAAGCGTGTGCATCGCTCGTTGAAACAGGAGCTGGCCAAGCTCTATCGCCTGAATCGGATCTATCTGGAGCAGGAAGCCTCCTACAAGGTCGGCAATGAGTGGAAGTCGATCACTCGCCAGGACTATGAGAAGGGTGCTGGTGTTGAGCCTATCTCTGATCCGACCATGGTTTCCGACATGCAGAAGTTGGGACGCGCTCAGCTTCTCATGAGCGTTGCCAATGATCCGATGGTTCAGAAGAAGGAAGTCCTTGAGCGGTTCTTCAAGGCGGCGAACATTGAAAACATCGATGCGCTGATTAATCCGAACCCGCCGCCGAATCCGATCGTTCTCGAGAAACTTCAGCAAATCTCTCTTCGTGGCACTCGTGATCAGACTATGAATATGAAGGACGAGGCGCAAACACTGCTCTACCGGGCGCAGGCAATCAATCAGATTGCGCAGGCAGATGCGGCTGTAGGTCAGCAGGACGTGGCCTGGGCCGAGCATCAGCTTGAAGTGATCAAGGCGGCATTGGAAGCGTTGGCGCCTGAGCAGCCGGCGCAATCTGGGGCGTAATGCTCCCCCATGGATTTCTTGACCGCTTTGGCTCTGAACTTGGACTAATCGCGCTCCAAACCAAACGAGAATATGGGATGCAGTGGCGGCGTGAACCGAACAGCCCGGCCGTTGATCATGCGGTCGCAACGTCTGAGAAGCTTAATCAGCACCTCAGCAAGAGCATTCAGATGTTAAGGGCGCAGCAGCATGTGCCAGAGGTATCAGTGCAGACACCGTTGCCTACCGTCTCGATTAATGACCAAGAAACGAAAGCCGCGCCTATGACTAATCCCGCACCGGGAAGCTTTGCCGCAAGCATCAAGGCCATGCTAGATGAGGCGAAGGCTGGTCTTGCGCAAGCCAGAGCTGAGGGCCTCGCCACGGTTCAGCAGGCGGTTGCTAAGCTAAACGATGCTAAGGCAGCTACCGCTAAGGTGGCCGGCAACATGGCGAAGACAATTGAAGAGGAAGCTGCTTCGGCGTTGTCGGAACTTGGCCAAGTCAGCAATGACATTGGGGGAGAAGTTTAACCGCGCCTGACGGTATCAGGCATAGCAGAAGAGAGAAGCATGTTCACGATCAAGTTCTATAGCACCGGGCCGGGAAGTCCTGATGGATATCGGCAGGTCATCAAAGAAGCTGAGAGCTTTACCATTTTGCGTGGCGATGATGGGACTGCAGAGATCACGTTGCATCAGAGAGACCCGGCTTTCGACCAACGAATAGACATTGGCGATTGCAGCAAGCCGAGCCTGCCAGAAGGATTTCCTGCCCGCTTTGAGAGTGCGATCATCGAGAACTCGGCAGGGAAGACTACCGAGATGATCAATTTCCGTCCGAGGCGCTAACTGTGACTGTGCTGCTGGACGGGATCACGGACTCAGACTTCAACGTGTGGAAGCACCATCCGGTATCCAAGCTATACCTCAAATATCTTGGCGACTATAGAGCCATGTTACTCCGTGAACTTCTCGCAAGATGGGAAGCCGGAACACTCATTTTAGACACTGAGAAAGAAATACGGGGCCGCACCATGACGCTGGCGGATCTCGTTGATTTGCAATTCGCGTCAATTGAGAAATTCTATTCAGAGGAAGAAAATGAAGGAACGACTACTCAAGTCATCCCAGAAACATGAGTTTGTACCAGCAAGATTTAATGGCGTAAATTGTTCAGGATACCAGCCGATCGGCGACCACATTATGGTTCTCCCGGATCAGGCATCAAGTATGTCTTCAGGTGGAATTGAGATTCCTGCTGAGGTTGTCGAACGCATGACGATGGCGGCCGAAACCGGCGTGATTGTTGCGCTTGGCGATGATGCATTCCTGTGGAACGGCGATCGTACCCGAAAATGGGAAGGCGTAAAGCCTAAGGTCGGCGACCGGGTTTATATCCAGCGCTATGCTGGCCAGGTCATGCTTGGCGAGGACGGCGAGTTCTATCGGGTGATGGATGCCAATTGCATCGCAGCCGTGAGGGTTGCGGCATGAGCGAAGCAGAGATCACTGAAACCGAGAACAGCGGTCCCGCACCCGAGATTGTTGAACGCGCCCGCCGTTTGGGATGGCGCCCGCAAGAAGAATACAATGGCCGGCGCGAGTGGGTGCCGGCTGATAAGTTCATTGAGACGGCCGAGAATGAGCTTCCGGTTTTACGGGAGAACTTTCGTCGCCTTGATAGCCGATATGTTAAGGATGTTGGGGAGCTAAACAGCAAGATCACTGAGATGCAGGAAGTTCTGAAAGACTTCCGCGAATTCGCATCGGGATCTGAAAAGCGGGCTTACGAGAAGGCCAAGCGTGAATTGCTCGAGAAGCGAGATGTAGCTGTAGCTCATGCCGATACCGAGACGTTCAAGCAGGTTGATCGCGAGCTGGAAGAGTTAGATAAGTCGGTCAAGCCGAAGGCAGAGCCTGAAAAGCCGAAGGTTGATGCCCCCGATCCTGCCATCACTTCCTGGGTGGCCGAGAACCCGTGGTTCACGACCGATTCAACCATGATGGCCTATGCCAAGGCTCAGGATACGTTCCTGATGACGGCAAAGCCTGGTCTCTCTGTTGCTGAGCGACTGGCCGAGGTCAAAGAGCGCACCAAAAAGGAGTTTCCAGAGAAGTTCGGCAATCCCAAGCGTGAACAAGCCTCTTCCGTTGCGGAGCCTGGTGCCCAGGCTGTGCCGCGCAAGAAGGGGAAAACCTATGATGATCTCCCGCCTGAAGCGAAAGCGGCCTGCGACAAGTTCGTGAAAACGATCCCAGGCTACAAGCGCGAAGATTACGTCAAAGAATACGATTGGAGCTGAACATGGAAGACAAGATTGATCTGCGCACCAAGGAAGGTCGCGCGATGAAAGAGCCGGGACTGGCTAGCGTTGAGGTTGATGGTCCGCAAGGCCGTCGCATCTCTCGTGAAAACCGCAAGCCGTTCGGCTCTCAAACCCAGAAGCTCGCATTCAAGAAGCGAGACGGATACTTTCACTATTGGTTCAATGATACTCCTGGCCGCATCAAGGCAGCGCAGGATGCCGGTTACACCCACGTCATTGACGAGACAACCCAGAAACCAATCCAAATGGTTGTCGGTGTAACGGCGCAAGGTGGGCCTCTGCATGGCTTCCTTATGGAAATTCCAGAGGAATGGCACGCTGAGGACATGGCGGCCAACGAGGAAAAGGTCCGAGAAAAAGAGGCCACGATCAAGCGTGGACAGGTAGAAGCTGCAGACCCGAGAGAACGGGACAGCCGCTTTTATAATACCGCTCAAGGCAGAAAGATCGACATTCGATCCACGGCGGCCCGTCGCTAAGGGCAACTACCGCTTCCGACGCCAGAAAACCCGGTCGAGCGCTTCACCCTAAAATCATCAATCTCATAGGAGTGACACATGGCTAACGCCAATGTCGCCCGTGGGCTGATTCCGTATCGTCGCACGACCGGCGAGCCATATAACGGTGCCGCGAACATTTATTATGTTCCGTCTTCCGTCGCCTCCAATATCTTCATTGGCGACCCCGTTACATATCTCACCAACTCGGCCGACAGTTCGGGCATCCCCGGAGTTACGCTTGCTACGGCAGGCTCGTCCAACAACGTTCTTGGTGCCATGGTCGGTATCGTGAACGGTGGTGAACCGATCATCGGTATCAACCAGACTACTCCAATCTACCACGTTGCCAGCACGGCAGCTTACATCCTCGTCGCTGATGATCCTGACCTTCTCTACATGATCCAGGAAAATGGCGCGATGGCTCAGGGCGCTCCTGGCCGCAACGTCAACCTCGTGTCAGGCTCTGGTTCGACTATCACCGGGTTTTCCGGCTGGCAGCTCAACTCCTCGACGCTGAACACCACCAACACGCTTCAGATGAAAGTCATCCGCGGACTCGAGCAGCCGGATAACACGATCGGCAGCACGAACGCGAAGTGGCTTTGCCGCATCAATCTGAACGCGCTTACTTCAACGACGGGAGTGTAACACATGGCTGTTATTACAACCGGCTCACATCCGAAGGCCTGAACCATTATATGTGTGGCCCGGAATCAAAGCCTTCCGGTGACCGCAGGGCGGCCGTCAGTGATGGCGGTAAAAAACACTAGGTGAATTGCTGGAAACTCCCATTGGGACAATCAGCAGGGAAGCCTTCCGACTTGGAAGGAACCTTCAACGACTATTCCGAAAGGAAGTACAGCCAAGCGGCTGGAAGTGCCTAGCCCTCTCGATTGAGAGGTGAAGATATAGTCTCATCTGCATGGCAACATGCAGCAGCGAAAGCGGGTGTAAGCTAGCGACTTGCACTGAAGATGAAATGGGTGGGGGCGTTCTTACGCAGAACATACCGAGGAATTCCCGGTACTGTTCGAGAAGGACACCTCGGACAAAGCATACGAAGAAGAGGTCGAAATCACGGGCTTCGGCTTGGCCCCGGTCAAGAACGAAGGCACCGCGATTGTGTACGATCAGGAATCGCAGGGCTCGGTAACGCGCTATACGCACGTTGCTTACGCTCTCGGCTACATCGTGACCTATGAAGAGTTGCGGGATGATCTCTATGAGGTCGTTTCGAAGCGGCGTGCTCAGCAGCTCGCCTTTTCCATGCGTCAGACCAAGGAGAACATCGCGGCCAACGTATACAACCGCGCGTTCAACTCGACCTATACGTTTGGTGATGGCACCTCGTTGATCAACAATGCTCACCCGACCTTGACGGGCAATCAGTCAAATCTTCTGACCACGGCGGCGGACATCTCCGAAACCGCGATCGAAGACATGCTGATCCAGATTGGCCTGACGACCAACTCGCGCGGCATGAAGATCTCGGTTCTTCCGAAGTCTCTCCATGTCCCGATGCAGTTGATCTTCGAAGCCAATCGTATCGTCAAGTCGGTTCTCCAGAACGACACCTCCAACAACGCGATCAACGTGATTCGTTCGATGGGTGCAATTCCGGAGATTCACGCAAATCATTACTTCAGCTCTGCGACCGCCTGGTTCATCCGAACCAACGTGCCGCGCGGCATGACGTACTTTGAGCGTGAAGCCGTGTCCTTCGACCAAGACAACGACTCAAGCCGGGCGGCGAATGACAACGCTCCCTGGGCAGCAATAGCTGCGTGAGGTCCTTTGCGGAGTAATCCGCATCGAAGAACTGGGTGAATTCGGTGAAACTCTCTTCGGAGACAATACCGAGCCAAGCCGGCGGAAGCCGGAAGGCGTAACGACTAGATCGCAAGATCGTAGGGCCAAGTGGCCCGAAGCGCCCAGCCCCTGCAAAGGGTGATGAGATAGTCTCCTCTAGGCAGCGATGCCTAGCAGTCCGGAAGGACGGTTTCGGAATAACGAACCGAGGCGAAGGTTAGGTCGATACGAAGAACGCTAAAGCGGCGTGCTATGAGAGATATTCGTTTGGAAGCTCTGACTTCCGCGGTATCTGTGGCACTCCCGGTGTCTAAGAAGTTGACACAATAACTGTTACATGGCATGGTTGCTTCCGAAAGGAAGCTTCCATGTCATGCTCTTTCTGTGGCGCCGAGAAGGTTTTAGCTAGGGGCTATTGTTCAGCCTGCTACACGCGGCTGCGCCGCAATGGTTCGCTGGATAAAACCAATATCCCGAATACTGGGAAGTGCTCAGAGTGCGGCCAGCCAGTGATGGCTAAGGGACTTTGCAGCTTGCACTATGCAAGACAGCAGCATCCCTTGAAGAATACTTGGAAATTGATCCGCAGCCGTTATCCAGGCAATACGCCAAAGAAATGGGGACGGTTTGACGTGTTTCTGGCGGATGTTGGTGAACGACCCTCCGAGCGCCATCAACTGCGCAGAGTGGATGAAACTAAGGCTTATTCAGCACGCAATGTGCGATGGGTCGAGCCGGTTCTAAACGGCAACAAGGACTATTTTACTCCCGAAGAGCGGGCCCTTTACGTAAGGGAATGGACGCTCAATCGAAAATACAATATCGGCAAAGCCGAATATGACGCGATGCTGGAGAAGCAGAATGGCGTCTGTGCGATTTGCTACGAAGCAGAAGTCTTCGTGAATAAGAAGACCGGTAAGCTTCAAGAGTTTTCTGTCGATCACGACCATAAGACCGGGGACGTTCGCGGGCTCTTATGTGTGCGGTGCAATCGAATGCTTGGTTATGCGAGAGACAATAAAGAGATTCTGTCCCGCGCGATAACCTACCTAAGCCCTCCCGAGGCATAACGGGCGTTAAACCGCACACGATACGTGCAGATCATGAGCCGCCTTTGGGCGGCTTTTTCTTTGCCCAGCACAACCAGCCGTCACTGGGGCGGCTTGAAAGGTTATTGAAATGGCCGGCTCTGCATTTAAAGGTCCGCTTGTTGTTTATGGAACGCGCCCTCCGCTTGGTAGTGGCGGCTCTGAAAATCCCGCTCTCGCTCCCTCCGTGTTCTGGGGTGGTGCGAATATGTATGACCCGCGTGCTGGCTACAATCAAACTAAATCCGGCGCGATCGGCATTAGCGGCGGTGAGAGTGCGGTAGTCAATCAGGTCCCGTCTGCCATTTCTGCGGTGAATATTGCGGCAAGTCAAACCCCAGGATCGGCGGCTCTCACGCTGGTATCGACGACTGGCGCGGGCATCACGGTCCTCGCGGCTTCTCAGACCGTATGGGCATCTGGGAATGTCATTCCTGCTGGTGCGTTAGCGATCGATGGCGCTCCGGGGCTGGTGTCTTTCGGCACCAACACGGAAGCCGGCAGCTACAGCTATATCTCGATGTACGACCCGACCAAATCGATTGCTCGGAACGTTCGCATCACTTCGGGTGGCAACGATTCGGGCATTACCTTCCTGGTTTCGGGTGCGGATCTTTACGGTTATCCGCAAACTGAACAGATCACGGGCGCCAATGCTGGCGTCTCGGCGGGCAAGAAGGCGTTTAAGTTTATCTTCAGTGTCACGCCTTCGGCGGCGGTAGCCTCGACGGCCTCTGTCGGTACTGGTGACGTGTTTGGCTTCCCGTTGCTGTCGTCGTTCTGGGGTGACGCCACGATCATCTGGAACAACACACCGGCCACTACGCCGGGCACTGGGTACGTAGCGGCCGACACGACTTCGCCGGCCACCTCTACTACCGGGGACGTGAGGGGAACGGTTAGCGTGGCTTTGATTACGGGTGGTAGCGCGTCCGATGGTACGAAGCGCCTGATGATCTATGTCAATCCTTCCATGAATAACCTCGCGCTTGGCAACGTTGGCCTGTTTGGTCAAACGCCTGCCTGATCACTAACGAGCGCGTCTTAACCGGCGCGCTCATTTCATTTGGAGGTTAGTGGCATGGCTGACGTTACATCGTCCCAGCTATATGACGGTGCTCGCAATTGTCAGGTGAAACTGACGAATTATTCTGATGGCACGGGACAGACGGCTGCGGTCGTTGTCAATGCGTCGGCGCTCAATCCTAATCCGGGCGCACACATGAAGATCCGCCGCATCCATTACAATATTGGCGGCATGTATGTGCGGTTGCAGTGGGATGGCACGGTACCGCAGGACATCGCGATTCTCGCGAATGGTCAGGACATTCTGGATTGGTCCAAGGACTACGCTGGCGGATTTCCGAATGGCGCGACCAACCCAACTGGCAACATTATCCTTACGACTGAGGGTGCGCTGGCCGGGTCAAATTATACGATCGTCATCGATATGATTAAGTGCGTCTAACGTGGGCACTAAGCTCCACTACAAGCTGGGATCATGGTACCGCATTTGCGATAGGTCGGGTTTCGCCGTCCGCGCTGAACATACCCAGAAGCAGTGGAATAACATCATTGTCCGCAACCGTTCATTCGAGGAGCGGCAACCGCAGGACTTTGTAAGGGGGCGAAGGGACGATCAGACAGCCCCTCAGCCTCGCCCGCGTCAGACGAATGTCTTTCTTGGCGTGCAGACTCAACTAGCTGTTTCAACAGTATCGTCTGCGCCGTTCAGTGACGGAGTTAGCAACGGCTTTCAGATTACGGGGGCCCGCAATTTGGCTGTGCAGAGCGCAATTGGGTTCAACGTGGGAGACGAGATTTCAATTCAGTTAGACAACGGCACGACGTTTTTCACGACGGCACAGGCAATTAATTTCAGCACCAATGTCATTACGCCCTCTCAGCCGCTGCCTTATCCGGCTTCCGCAGGAAATATCGTCACTGACATGACCTCGTTTGCCAACGTATGACCACATCTCCTGATTTCACGTATAACAGGGATCAAGTTATACGGCGCGCTCTAAGGCTTGTCGGGTCTATTCAGTCCGGTGAAACGCCTGGGGCGCAGGAAAATCAGGACGCGATTGATGCGCTGAATGCGCTCGTCTCGGAATGGCAGGCGACCGGCCTTCATCTCTGGAAGGAATCGGAAGGGGTTCTGTTCCTCCAACCTAATCAGATAAAATATGGTCTGGGTGGAACAACGTCAGATCAGTCTGCGATCACATCAACGATCAATGAATCTCTAACGACGCTGGCTCTTACTGCCGGGACGCAAGCAATTCCTCTGGCTTCTACATCTGGCATTGCCAATGGCGACAATTTCGGCGTCATGCTGAGCAATAACGTCCTGTTCTGGACGACGGTGAGCAGCGTTTCGGGCCTGACGGTCAATATTGCGAACCCGCTTCCTTTGGCGGTCAATGTGAACGCACAGACATTCGATTACACCACGAAGCTCATTCGGCCGCTTCGGATTATCGACGCCAGGCGGAATTATATCCCATCCAAGATCGAAACGCCGCTCGTTTTGATGTCCCGGCTCGATTATCGAGAGCTGCCGAACAAAGCTAATACCGGCGTAGTCACTCAGTTATTCTACGATCCTCAATTGTCCACGGGTTATGCGTGGGTCTGGCCGTCGCCACTGGATAGCTTGAGCAAGATCAACTTCACATGGATGGAGCCGATCTTCAATTTCAACACGGCGGCCGATCAGCCCGATTTCCCGGTCGAGTGGTTCAATTGCCTAGTCTGGAATTTAGCTAAAGAGATCATGCTGGAATACGATGTTCCTGTCCAGCGCGCTCAGATGATCCAGATCAGGGCGAAAGAGACGTTTGATCTCGTAAGTGGATTTGATCGCGAACCGGAGAGCTACTTCTTCGGGGTAAACTTCGATCAAAGCACGCGGTAATGCCTGAAGTTAAGATCCCGTTTGCCACGCAGGCGTACTCGCTTGCGAGCCTTCCGGTATCTGCCCAGGTCTGCCAGAACTTCTATGCTGAGAAAGAGCCTCCCGACGCCAAGACCACTGTAGCTATCTTTGGTTGTCCTGGGTTGGCGTCATTTGCTTCGTGTGGATCAGGTCCGATCCGCGGAATGCTTGTGATGAACAACGCTCTGTTCGTTGTATCAGGGCCAGAGCTTTACAAGATAACAACGCCTGGCGCGACTCCAACCCTGATTGGGACAGGGATAACTGGCGGCAACTATGTTCCGATGTCGAACAACGGCATTCAGGTTATCATCGTCAATGGTGTAAGCGGCTGGGTCTGGAATGACCAAACTTCTACGTTCGGGATAATCACCGATCCGAATTTCTTTCCAGCAAATACCGTTACGTTCTTTGATGAGTATTTCCTACTGGATAAGATCGGAACTGATGAGTGGTTCTTCTCGAATATCCTGGATGGAACGACTTACAACGCGCTTGATTTTGAGACGGCCTCGGTTGAGCCGAGTTTCGTTCAGGCGATCGTCAATCAGCAAGAAAATGCGCTGATCTTCAAGCAGAAGTCTATCGAGACTTGGTACGATACTGGGAACAATGACAATCCATGGGCTCGATATGACGGTGCTACCGTCGAGCGTGGATGTATTGCCCCATTAACACCCATCAAGGAAGATAACTCAGTCTTCTTTCTTGGCGATGATCTGATCTTTTATCGTCTCGATGGTGTTTTGCCGCATCGTGTTAGTCAACATTCCGTTGAACAGAAATGGCAGACCTATTCGACCACGAGTGATGCGTTCTGCTTCAGCTTTACGTTCAACGGCCATAAATTTGTTGTCCTGACGTTTCCTTCCGCGAATGCAACGTGGGTCTTCGATATCGCGACTGGCCTATGGCACACGCGGGTATCGTTCAATTCCAATTATGTTGCCCTCGGCCGCTGGAGGGGTAACTGCACCACGACATGGCTAGGAAATGTCCTGATTGGGGATGCGTTTAGCAACAATATCGGTTCCGTTTCTGGTTCGACTTATACTGAGTTTGGCTTCCCGATAATCGGTGAACTCGTTTCCCCGCCTATCCATCAAGATCGTAAGCGCATTTTCTGTAGCCTTCTTGAACTGGATGTTCAAAGCGGCGTTGGACTGACGAGTGGTCAAGGATCTGATCCTAAGATCATGATGAGCATATCCAGAGATGGTGGTCGGAGTTGGGGCAACTTTGAGCGCTGGCAGTCTCTTGGAAAGCAAGGTCAGTATCTCGACCGCGTTCGTTGGAAGAAGCTGGGCCAGGGCAGACAGATTTTGTTCAAGGTCTCCGTTTCTGATCCTGTGCCGCGCACGATCATAGCTGCGACGGCTAATATAAGCGTTGGTCAATAATGGTGGCGCTTCTCGTTAATCCGCCAAATGCAAAGCTGCACCTGGTTGACCCGACAACCGGGGCGCCGGCAACGAGTAGTGGGGGCTTGGCGTTTTTACAGGGCATCACAGATGCCTTGAACGGCACGCAGGGTGTTGCTGCACCGAATGTCAACCAGATCACGATGGGTGTTGGAATTAAGTTATCGGCCGGCGCTGGAAGCCCGAATGGCATCGTGACCGGCAATCCCGGCGATCTCTATGTGAGCACTGCAGGCGGAGCGGGGACAACTCTCTATGTGAAAGAGAGTGGGGCTAACACGAATACTGGCTGGATCGGAAAGTAGCATGATTGAGCGCGTCTTTGACGGCGAAAGAATCAACCGCATTGTCAATGATCCGTCTGTCTATCCTTGGGTCCGTGGCGTCTGTGAAGGTCCGCTCGATCTTGGGCCGCTGCTCTCTGATAAGCGGCATGTCTGCTTGCTCGGTGAATTGGGTGGCTGTCTATTTATCCAGCAGTCCCCCGGCATATTTGAGGTTCACACCCAGTTTTTGCCAGAGGGTAGAGGCGAGAAAGCCATTCAGACCGTCCGGGAAGCTCTGCATTGGATGTTCACTAGAACAGATGCGGTCGAGATCTGGACACGATGCCCCAAGGGGAATCTTGGCGCTCGTGTTCTAGCCCGCGTAATTGGCGGTCGAGAGGAAATGACCGTTGCTCGTGGCTGGGTGCAGGATGGAAAAGTCATCCCAGCAACGATCTTTAGCTTGACGGTTCAAGAGTGGATGAAGACCGCTCCTGGTCTGATCGAAATCGGTCAATGGTATCACGCCAAGCTCGAGGAAGAATATCGGCTGGCTGGATATAGCGAACCTCAGCACGAAGATGATGAAAACCACGATCGTTATGTGGGCGCTGCGGTCGAGATGATCCGTGGTGGTCAGCCTCACAAGGGCGAGATTTTCTATAACCGTTTCGCGCTGATGGCTGGTTATGAGCCGTTGAAGATCGTCAACACCGATCCGGTCACGATTGATATTAGAGACGCCACCTTAGAAATGCACGGCAAGAACTTTTTCGTTTCCGAACTTCATCCCCATACTGTGCACTAAGGATTACTGATTTGCCGATCGGAGCCGGAATTGCTGGCGTAGCGAGTGCCGTTGGCGGCATTGGCTCGGCTGTTATTGGAGCGAACGCATCAAAGGACGCAGCTAACGCTCAACTGCAGGCCGCGCAATCCGCTCAAGCGACCCAGCTACAGATGTTCAATACGGCTCAGGCCGCTGAACAGCCGTATAACACTGTCGGCCAGGGCGCGGTAAATACGCTTGCCGGGCTATATGGCATCAATGGGACTGGAGCCGGAACGGGCGCGCCGAGCCAAGCTTCTCTCAATGCATTTACACAATCACCAGATTACGCCTTTGCTCTACAGCAGGGTAATCAGGCTTTGCAGCGATCCGCCGCGGCGGGCGGCACTCTTATCTCGGGCGGCCAACTCAAAGCCGCTCAGGAGTTCGGACAGGGCCTCGCATCTCAGCAGTACGGCAACTACTACAACCGGCTTCTGTCTCTGTCGCAGCTCGGACAGAGCGCAGCAACCGGCATTTCTAACGCGGCATTGAACGCTGGTAGCCAGATCGGAAATAGCATTCAGGCTGGTGGACAGGCGACGGCTTCCGGAATTGTTGGTTCAGCAAATGCGATCTCTGGCGGCTTGACGAGTGCCACGGGTGGGATTGCTCAGGCGGCGCTTCTTTCCAAGCTTGGAAGCGGCGGAGGAGGCAGCACCAGTTTGAGTAGCTATCTTACCAATCAAGGCATAGGAACAGGAGTATCAAACGGCGGCTTCAATTATATTGATGCGGCGGCTGCCTGATGGATATCAATAACGCGATTGCACTTGGGGTTCAACCTCCGCAGCCTCAAAAGACGACTGATCTCATTGCGCCGATTACGTCGCTTGCGCAGCTCAGCTATCTCAATGCGAACGCAGACAAGGTCAAGGCTGAGACTGGTCAGATTGGGCTAAACACCCAATTCAATCAGGGCAAATTGCAGGCGCTTCAGAACTACAATACCCGCGTTCAGGGAGGCGAGAAACCAGAAAGCGCGCTGATCAGCAGCGGCCTTGCGACTTATGATCCTCAAGGCGCCAGCGCAACGCTGGGAAACATCAAGGGTGAGCGAGAGCTAACGGCGATCCGGAATTACAAGCCGGGAGATGCTACATCGCTGGCTGCTGGAGGGCCGGAGTTAGTAGGTAAAGAACTAACTAATCAGAACACCGCTGCGACCACGGCAAAAACCGACATTGAGAACCGGCAGGCTCAAACCCAATTTTACGGGCAGCTTGGCAATGTGATGACTTCCGATCCATCTCCAAAGGGAAGGGAAGAAGCAGCCGAGTTAGCTCGTCAGCGCGGCGTACCCGAGCAGCAGATTCAGCAGTTCATCAATTTACCAGATCAGCAGTACATCGAGGCCGGAAAGCACTTCCAGCAGGCGTCTATGACGCCTGAGAAGTATATGGATGTCTCAGGACAGGCCACGCTCAACAAGGGCAAAGCGGCGGCGGCGACCAGCATTCAAACTACGCATCCGGGCGAACAGATCTATATGGGCCCGGCAGCGCGAGAGGCGTTTACGGGTGCCCCAACCTCTGGGATAGTAGGACGGCCCAGCCTTGGCAATTTCGCGCCCGCGCCGGCTAATGCGCCATCGCTTACGCCTTCCGCTCCTCAAGCCGTTGCTAGTCCTGCCACTCCAGCTATCCCAGCCCGCAACGTCAATGCCGTTGCAACGCCGTCAGTCAGTGTTAATGTGCCCAGCGTCGTCACCGATGCCGGCAAGAAATACGGCATTTCCCCTGAATACATGGCGCGGACGTTCCAGATTGAATCTGGCGGCAATCCGAATGCCTATAATCCGCAAAGTAAGGCGGCGGGACCATTCCAGTTTGTGCCATCCACGGGTGCAAAGTACCTCAATGGTGCAAGCCCGTTTGATGTCGCAGGAAGCGCGGATGCGGCGGCTCGTCTTGCTGCTGACAACAAGGCCGCGCTGACACAAGCGCTCGGTAGGCCCCCGACCGATGCTGAATTGTATCTTGCCCATCAGCAAGGGGCTGCGGGTGCAGCGAAGCTCTTGGCAAATCCGAATGCACGAGCTGGCGATCTCGTCGGTAACAGCGCGATTGCGGCGAATGGAGGCAATCCGAACGCGCCAGCTTCTGCCTTTACTAATCTCTGGGCGACGAAATTCAATGGCGGTGTCGGTAAGAGTCTTCCGGCACAGGCTCTTTCGCCGAATGCAGCGCCTGTTGGTCCGGTTCCTAATGGCCCGTCCATTCCCGGAGCAACGGTCCCGCTTGCAGCGGCATTGGCGCCCCAGCAGCCTTCCGCTCCCGCAGCCTCCCCCGCGCCCCAGGTCGCGCCTATCCAGCCCGCTCCCGCTCCTACACCGACTGCGGCCTCGGCCGCTTCGGTCCAGCCCGTTACCAGCGCAGCGCCTCCTGCTACTGGATTGGCGGCTGATAATACCAAGCCACTCGCGCCGGTCCTTTCTGGACAAAGCCCGGCGATCGTCGCTGAGCAAAAAGGTCAGGGTGAGGCATACGGCAAGGTTCCGGAAGAACTGGACAAGGCGGCAACTGCGGCAAAGACCACGAACGCCACGCTCGATCAAATGGCGGCGGCTTCTGATAGCTGGCGCATGGGCAAGTGGGCTGACAAGGAAGAAGAGGCAAGAGAGGGCCTTCAGGCCATTACAAAATCCCTCGGCATGAACGTGCCGGCCCTGGATAATCCGATCGCGGACTATCAGGACTTCGCGAAACTCTCAGGTAATATTCTCCGTCAGGCCTCGCACGATACGTCATCGCGTGTCGGCGTGCAGGAAATGCAGTTGATTTCCAAATCACTGCCAAACCCTGAAATGAGTGAAGGGGGCTTCAAGGAAGTTGCTACCCAGCTCAAGGGCCTGAACGACTTTGCAATCGCCAAGCAGCAAGCCGCCGCAGATTGGCGGGCGGCTAATGGTGGTTCGCTTGGCCCGAACAAGAGTGGCAAGGATTTCCAGACAATCTGGAATGCTCAGGCGAGCCCTGCAGCCTTCGTGATCCATCGCATGCAGGAAGAGAACCCGCAAGCGTTGCAAAACCTCGTTTCGACGATGAGCAAGACCCCGGAAGGAAAGAAAGCTCTCCAGAACATTCGCTCTCAAATCCAAACGGCTAACGATAACGGCTGGCTCGGGAAATAATGGCCGATATCTCGCCGACGCTAAGCCTGATTGATAATGCGCTGGGATCAGATGCGCCCGCGCCTGCGGGGGCTGCGCCAAAATCGACGGCTCAGCAGGCCTTGGATACGATTGATGCAGGCTTGGCCGGTAAACTGCCCGAACCGTCGAAGCCTTATGGGAGTACGGCGCGCAGCCTGATTCTCAATGCTGAGGCTGGCCCGAATAGTGCAGCCGCTGATTTTTTCGGTGCTCCGTTTGATCTGGTGAATGCCGGTCTTCGTAAGATTGGCGTGCCGGTTTCTGATAAGCCCTTTGGCGGCTCTGAATCCATCAAAAGCGCGATGGGACTCATAAATGCTAATCCGGATAACGTTGTTCCTCAGAACGAGGCCGAACGTCTAGTCCGCGGGGCAACCGGAGGGGCCGCATCCGCTGCGCTCTTGCCGTTTGGCGGGGAAGCGGCGGCCATTGCGAAAATAATTTCTCCTGAGACCGCAGCCGTTGTACGGTCGGCTCTTGGTGCCCCCGATGCAATGAACGCGACGATAGGCGCGGCAAGTGGTGCGGGGTCTACGGCGGCGGCTGATGCTGTGCCAGAGCCATATAAGCCACTTGCGGCAACCATTGGCGGGGTCGCTGTCGGTCTCCCGGTTGTTGCCGGACACGCTGTAGCAACGGCAGGTAAGGCGGCCTATGACGCTCTCCCAGCGCTGACCGAGGCCGGCCAAAATGCCAAGGCCCGTGCGACTGTGGCGAAGGAAATGCAGTCGGCAGCTACCGATGCTAGTTCGGCTCGGGAAGCCTTGGCGGACGAGCCGCACCAGCTCGTGCCGGGTTCTACAGGAACAACAGGACAGATTTCAGGCGATACTGGCTTGCTCGGCTGGGAAGGTGCTGTTCGGCAACAGAACCCAGAGGCCTTTAATACCCGTGCCGCCGAACAGAATGCAGCGCGCGTTGGGCATTTGGAGTCAGTTCAGCCTACCGGCAATGCAACCGATCTCCCCGCGGCTGTTAAAACGCAGCGGGACGCGGCAGATCAGCAATCCCAAGCCGCAGTTGACCAGTTACGAGCAAATCACGCGGCTGAATTGGCAAAAATTAAGGAGTTTCAGCCGAACGGGTCGCCCTCTGATGTGGCCCAGCACTTCCGGGACCAGCGAGACGCCTTGGATAGGGCCACTCAGGCCACGGTAGACCAGACAGAGGCTCAAGCTGCCGCCGCGCGGAACCAAATCCCAACCGGAAGGCCCGAGGACGTAGGAGCAGCCCTTCGTGCGCCGGCTCAAGAAGCTAGAAACGCGGCAAAAGAGCGTGAAAACGCCCTTTGGAGGGCTGTTGACCCTGATGGGACGCTGGCGGTCTCTATGGGGCCACTTCAAGCGGCCAAAAAAGCCATTTATGGCGACATGACGAAGGCCGGGGAGGCCGGTCTTAGCCCAGAGGAACGTAAATTAACCGGCCTGATCGATCAATATAAGCCTGTCGAGTCTTTTCGAGAGCTAACGGACCTTCGAAGCGCTGTTTCGACGGCCATGAGCCAAGAATTGAAAAATTCTGGTCGAACCCCGGCTTATGGTCGGATGACTCAATTGAGGGCAGGTATTGAATCTGCTATTGATAATGCGGTCGAAAATCGCGCCGTCCAAGAGCAAGGAGCCGTTGCGCGAGGAGCACTCGACCCTGAGCAAACCTATACGGCGGCCATCCGACGACAAATTGATGAGTGGCGGTCAAATCAACAGCAAGCAACTGGGACAAATTCTGGAGAAGGAGCTTCAACAGCTTCCTCCGGAAGACCGTCTCCCGTTTCTGGCGGTAGCCGAGCGGCGAGCAAGGGAAGCGGGCGACCTGATGATGTTGCGGGGGATCAAGGAGTATCGCTCACTCCGAACTTCGACGAAGCCGCCAGAGAGCGCCTGAACGCCGCCAACCAGGCGACCCGCGATAGAGCCCAGACCTTTGATCAGGGCGCAACAGGCAAGATTCTGAAGCCTGGCGCGAGAGCGGGAGAATACCGCGCCTCCGACGCGCAAGTCCCAGCAACAATCTTTCACTCTAAGCCGACCGCAGGCGAGGACATTCGCTCCTATCTTGCCGCGGCGGGTCGAGAGGCTGGTATTCCTGCGCTCAATGATGCTGCAGCAGTTAGTGCTAGAGCCGCCGCGGCGCGCCCCGATGGAACGCTTGACCCCGCCAAGCTAACAAGCTGGACACAAAAACACGCTGCGGCTCTTGCCGAACTTCCTGGCGGCGCAGATAGGTTCAATAATGTCGCATCCGCTGAGCGTGCCATTTCGGAAGCAATGGCGGCGCGACGGGATGCGATCGAGGGCTTTAACAAATCTTCTGCGGCTAAGGTCGCTGGTCTCTCGGATGATGGCGATATCGTCCGTCACGTTGGATCAATTCTCGATAAAAAGGATGGTGCCAAACAATTGGGAGAACTTGCTGAGGCAGCGAAGGGAAACCCAGCGGCGACAGAAGGTCTAAAGAGGGCTGTTGTTGAGGATGTTTTCCATAGGTTTTTGCCGGAAGAAAAGCCGCAGCTCGATAAGCTGAAAACGTACGTTGAAGATCGCAAAGATGTCCTGTCCAAGGTTTTTCCTGAAAAGGATGTCGAGGCTCTGGCCAATCAGATTGGTAAGGCGAGTGAAGCGGGCACCAAGGTCGAGAAGGGCGCTGAGCTTCGAAAGGCAGCTCTTGATCAGTATGACAAAACCATTCTCGGCAAAGTCATGGGTCTGGAGTCAAAGCACGATATTATCGATACGATCGGAGGCATCTTCGGTAAAAGCGATGCCGTGAAGCAGATGGATTTGCTTTCAAAGACTGCCGCGAAAACTCCGGGCGGTTCTGATGCGCTTAAAAAAGCCATTACTGAATATCTGCAGCAGAAGTTCACGGGAACAGCAGAAGCCGGAACAAGTGGAACGATGGAGTTGAACCGAGCCAACTTTCTTAAATTCATGCGTGAGCACACCGAGACCTTGGGAAAGGTTCTCGATGACAAGCAAATAGGGAAGCTCTCCGCTATTGTTCAAGATCAGCTTCGCGCTAATCGGTCCATTACAGCTACGAAACTTGCTGGCGGGTCGGACACAAATCAGAATTTGATTGCTGGCGGTAAGCTGAATACCGGCTCGATCCTCAGTCACTATATGATGGAAACTCTCGGCAATGCAGCTGGCGCCGTTGCCGGCTTTGTGGCTGGCGGACCTGTAGGGGCTGTTCTAGGTAAAGAGGGCGGCGCCCTTGGGGCAAAGACGATGGCCGCTCTTCGTGATGCTGGAATCAACCGCCTTAATGAAATCCGAGTTAAGGCCGCCTTAGATCCGGAGTTCGGTAAAGCGCTTTTGAGTGAGATGCCAAAGAAGCCGGATCGGGATGCCGCGGCATTGATTGGCCTGAGGGCGCGGCAGTGGGGGTTGGCCAGTGGAATGGCGGGAGCCCAACAGCCCTCCGAGGATCAACTGTTGCAGCCATAGCTAGTTAGCGGACGAGCCGAACAAAAAGATTGCGAATACCAGAAAGAAGAGACCCAAGGACTGCTCCTCCAACAGCACCGCCTATTAGTCCACCAATAGCCCTAGCAATCATATCGGGTCCTTGGGTCCAAAGCCCTATGTCTTGGTAAGCCGCATATAACATTCCTACGCAGGCACCGTACCCTGCAAATCTTAGGGTGTTCCAGTTATTCAAAGTCGTCCTCCCCCTTCTGGGGCAGGATATCACTTCTTTTTGGCTTTTGAGTCGAGAGCCTGCTCAACAAGGCGGCGAATGGCCTCCGGCCTAGCCGGTAGATCGTCTTCCGTTTTCCGCCATTCATCCAAGCGCTTGAGAAAGGCTTCGTCTACTCGGACGTTGATTTGTGGATATTTTTGCATTTGGGATATTGCTATCAATCTAGAGTCCTGATAGCAATATATCAGTGCAGAGAAGCAACTTCAACTCATTCCGGCCAGGAGAGAATACGGTGCCCCGTCCAGCCCCGATGATTGTAGGGAAGCAGTTCGGTTTTTGGACGGTTCTTTCGGAACATTCGATTAGACCAAGGCGTGTTAACGCCATCTGTGTGTGTGGCGGCCGCGCCGTGTTGCTTGCCAACAATCTGATCCAAGGAAAAACTAGGAGCTGCGGCTGTAGACAGGGTGAGCTCACCGCTGCCGTTAGACGTATTCCTGCCGATAAAATTATTGGGCAGAGGTATGGGCGGCTTATCGCATTGTCCGAAAGGTCTGGGGCGCAAGGTGATCGTCTTTTTAAGTGCAGCTGTGAATGCGGTAACACAAAAATTGTTAAGCTCGAACGCTTGCGCAGCGGTCATACTCAGTCGTGCGGTTGCCGCGTCCGCGACGGCATACGAACAACCCACGGCGATTCTAAAAAAAGAGCACCAGAATACACCTCGTGGAAGGGCCTGATCTCTCGCTGTGAAAATCCGAGAAATCACAAATATTCTGATTACGGTGGAAGAGGAATAAAAGTCTGCCGACGCTGGCGGGAAAGCTATAGCGCATTTCTGAGTGACATGGGGCGCAAACCCTCGCCAGCACATTCTATCGACCGCATTGACAATGACGGCAACTACCAGCCCGGCAATTGCCGATGGGCGACACCGACTCAACAGGCCAACAATCAGCGGCCGAGACGCCCTCGTTAAATAAACGACCTATTTAAAAATGAATCGCGATCCTAGCGGGTCGCCGCTTTCGTTTGGGGAACTGAAAATTAGATGGCAAATCGTTTCGTCAGCCCACAACAACAGTTTATTTCATATGCTGGCCAACCATACGCTGGCGGGTTCTTGTTCTTCTACATCAGCGGGACAAGTACTCCCACGCCGACCTATCAAGATGAAGGTCTAACGATCCCGAACACGAACCCTGTTCAACTGGATTCCGCAGGTGATGCCGGGAATATCTTTCTCGATCCAGGCATCATTTACAAAGTCGAGCTTACAGACTCCAGCAATAATCCGATCTGGACTTTTGATCCCGTCATCCCGACCGATAGTGCTACGGGATCTGGCTTTACGCCGATCATATCCTGCAACGCTGCTGGCACCAACTCGATTACCTTAACCCCGATCACGCCCTCACAGCAGCCGGCGCTGTATAGCAATTATCAGGTCTTTGCGTTCGTGCCGGTCTCGACGACCACGGGGGCTGTAAGCCTTCAAGTCGGATCACTCCCGAGCGAATCGGTTTATGTGGCTCCTGGTGTTCAGGCTGGTGCAGGAACATTCGTTGCGAATGATGGGCCGTATTACGTCGCGTACGGATCGTTGGTCGCGGGCTCGTCTCCGGGTTTCTTATTGCTCAATCAGAACGTGGGCGCGATCCAAAGCAGTCTTCCACTTCCGACGCCTCAAGGATATCTCACGCCGACCAGCCAGACTCCGATTATTACGACTGACGCAGTTGCTGCGACGACAATCTATTATGCTCCGCTAAATGGTTTCGGCGCACTTGTACACAATGGCGTCTCGATCGTCTCTACGATCCTGTCGGGCCAGTTATCTCTGGCGCTCACGTCGGCTCAAGCAGCTAACAACATCTATGATGTTTACCTGGCGTTTAATAGCGGCTCTCCAGTAATCGGGACTGGCCCATCTTGGGCAGCGGGCACTGGAGGTTCCGTCACTGCTGGATCGTGCGCGAGGGGCACGGGTGCAGGTGGTGCAGCTTTGGTCAGAACACAAGGCATATGGACGAACGCTGCTTCCATGAGCCTGATCTACAATTTAGGTGCGGGTAACATCACGATAACCGTTCCGTCCAATCAAGGCGTTTACCTCGGATCGATCTTCATTGATTCAACTGCGGGACAAGTATCTTGCTACGTGAGCTATGGCCAGAACCGAAAGTTTGGGATCTGGAATACTTACAACCGCAGGCCCATTATTATGCAGGTGGGAGATCCAACCTCTTCCTGGGTTTATAACTCGAGTACTATCCGTGCCTCTAATAATACTCAAGGGAATTCACTTACGACATTGGTTGGTCTTCCTGAGGAAGAAATAGAGATTGAGTTTAGCCAAACAGTAACTGGCGGATCATCTACTAGCACGAGCCAAGTCATCGCGAATTGGCGAACCGGAATTGGGTGGAACAACACCAATGGGTTTTCTGGCCAGACGGCTTCTCCTGGGTTCCGCATCGATGGCACCGGAATAGATTTCACACTGTCTGCGACTTCGCCGGCTCGTTACATAAATCCTCCTGGTATCGGGATCAATCTTGCTACATCGCTTGAAAGCTCAAGTGCATCAAGCGGGACCCCAAATATCACCTATTCCGGCACTGTAGCTAACATGCTGCTTACGTCTAAATACCGCGGCTAATACCTTTCAGGAAATTGATAGAATGATATCACGACGCTTAGTCGCGGCGGTCGCATTGCTATGCGCGTTTGCAATGCCGGCCCATGCGCAAAAGAGTAAGGCGGCGCTTACATCGGAAATCAATACCAATTGGCCGGATAATACGTCTCAGGCGATCACACCAGCCATTTTGCGATCTACCGTAATTGATATCGTCAATTCGTATTACGATCTGAACGGCGGGACTTCGTTAGCGTGCGCCGCGCATCAGTGGATGGCGGGTCTTCCAACTCTTAGCTCTATTACGTGCACACAACCATCTCTAGGAGATATCTCAGGATTTCAAACGGGGATGCCCGCATGGTTGGCGAGTTCGGCCGGCGATGTTTTGGTGAACGCCTCTGGGTCGTCAGTCATTCAGCCTGGCGTCGTCACTGGCTCCAAGATTGCCGCGAATACGGTAGCAGATAGCAATATCGTTCCTGGTGCGGCTAACACCATGAAGGGTTCATTGAACGGGACGACGACCTCTGATATCGCGATCACGGCTTGCACTCTTGCCTATCAGTTTACTCAGTGGATCTCTGGCACCGGCTGGCAATGCGGCATCAATCCGGTGCTGCCGTCTCGCGCGATTGCCGCAACGCTCAATCTATCTGCGTTCGCGTCAGTCAAGACGTTGGGCTACGCGACTGCCGGCGATGGTGGCGGTGCGACCTTTGAGAATGTGGGCACTGCGCCATTCTTGGACACATGGTTCAACGGCACCAACAATCAGACACTCGTCGGCGGATCGGGGTATACGAACGGCACCTATCTTGGCGTTCCTCTGACTGGCGGCCACGGCGTCGCTTGTGAAGCCGCCGTCATTGTTTCAGGCGGTGCGGTTACGTCCGTCAATATCGCGATGCCATGTGTTTCCTATATCGTTGGTGATATCCTCAGTACGCCGAATAGCTTTATCGGGGGCACCGGATCAGGCTTCACCTATACGTTGACAACGATCAATGGGCCATATGCCAGCTTCAGCGACGCGGCCGGGAATCATTGGCAGTACGTCCTAGACCAGGGTAACTTCAGCAACCCGAAGCAGTTCGGCGCGAAGGGCAACTGGACGAAGTCCGGGGGCGACTCAGGTGCGCAGGATGGCACCCAGTATCTTCAGGCCACTTTCTCCTTCGCCGGGATCAACAATGGAAATCCTATCGGCAACGGCGGCTTCGATGGAGCCAGGGTCATTTTGAACAAAGGCGCATTCCTACATTGCGGTGGTCTGTATATTCCAGAAGGCGTGGAGGTCGATGGTCAGAGCGTAAATAGTTCCATGCTCAAAGAGTGTTCAGCGCAGGCAAGCGTTCAAGGGATCACTCTGTGCGATCCGAATGCGCAGTTTGGTCAGTATGGGTGTTCGCTGCAGCATATGCAGATTTACTCTGATGCCGGCACCGGATGCAGCGGTTGCTACGAGGTTTATTCGAATAGCGCTCAGCAGCATCTGATGCTGAACGACATCGAATTTACGACCGCGCGCGGGTGCTTCAAGTATGAGATCGGCAAAGGCGGGGCGGCGAACGTTCTGACGCAAGATGTAGATTGCGAGATAGATCAATCGACCACAGCCGTTGATGGCATCAACTTCAATTCAAGCGGCACCCAAGGCGTATTCGATCGCTGGGTGTTCGGCTGCGGATCGACGACATGCCCTGGCGCGGCCCTTTCTATTACGGCTGGATCGCTGATCTTCACAAATGCCAATATCGAAGGAATGGCGACCGGTATTGTTGAAAATTCCACGTCAGCAGGTGACCATGGGATTATCGCCAATATCACTGCGTCAGGATGCGGATCAGGAGGAACCGTAGTTTCGTTTCCCAGCGGCACTGCGGCTGGCAGCGTGATCTTGCAAAACATCTATCCCGGCAATTGTCCCGACACCCTCATCAACGGCCGTTCCGGCGGCACGAACATCACTGGGTGGATTGGTACTCAGACAGCTCCTTAAGGAAGGTCTAAATGTTAGTTCTCGCAGCCGTTGCCGCTTGGCACATCGTACTGTTCCCATCGAATTCAAATCGGCAGGTGGATTTGCCTAACACCTATACGGCCGAATTAGATTGTCAAAATGACATGGACAATCAGGTTCAGAGCTACGTCAAGACGAATGGTGGCGATGCTCGACGCACTCGCGCGGCTTGTCGATCGCAATAGCGACAATAGATTTCAGAAGTCTCCCGATTGGACGGTGATAGGCCTCGGTGAATGAGGCAAAGGGAATGGTCGTAGAAACGGCTAACCAGATTCCCCAGAAGGGCGCAATCTGACCTCCGAATGCTGTTGCGAACAGCATGAGTATCGAATGGTGCAGAAGATAAAGCGAGTACGACCAGCTTGCCCACCAATCGGCGGTTCTTTTTAGAAAAACTGGCGCGGTTACTGTTCGTCGGCTCAACATCGCGAGGGATGCAAAAGCACCCGCGCAGAGGAAAAACGTATGCAGATCGTATATATTGGACGATCCTTTGATCCTCGAATAGACCAACATCGAAAAGATGATGAAACACACCATGGAAACGGGGGCTCTTAATATCCTCGGCCGAGTGCTCAAGGCCACCTCAATGGTCGCTCCTAGAAGCCACGGGACAAATACCATATTATTGTGCTGGATCGACTGGAGCGGGATGATTCCAGTCAGGCCAATAACGATCAATCGATAAGGTGAGATGCCGTCCCTTATTGAGAAGACGAGCATCCCGACAAACATATAAATCCAGAATTCGATAGCGACGGACCAGAAAGGTGCTGCTGATCCGAAGGGCAACGTCAGTGACGGTGCCTGAAGCATAAAGAGGTTTTCGAAAAAGCCACGTTCCGTGAATCGGGACATCGTCTCGGCGCTGATACCGGAATATGTCGAGGCGCAATAATCCATCAGACAAACAATCAGTAGGGCCGGTAGAAAGCCGGAATAAATGCGGCAAGATCGATCTATCGCAAAGTCCAGAAAGGTCGAAGTCGGGTCGGCCAGGCGGCGTCGTAACGTCTGTGAGATTAGATAGCCAGATAGCAGAAAAAAAATGATTACTCCGAGTTGCTGCGGCCACTCAGCCCACTTCATGCCCCAAGGGAAAATGCCAACGGCATGACCGCCTAAGACCATAATGGCCGCACCAGCACGTATAAAATCGAAGATCAAGCCAAGATCCTGCCCGCATTCCGTTATGGCCACCCTACCGCCTACAATCTAGGCGCGTAAAGGGCTTGACATTCGTCATCAACCGTCTTCGGGCGGCTTTTTTATTGGACAATTTGAATGACCAACATCGTTGCCTTAACGGCCGCGAACGCGCGCCGCTGGGCGGATGCCAAGATTGCTCCCAATCTCGCGCATTTTATCAACGGCGTGGCTCATAGGCTGGTCACGGCAAAGCCGCGCTATCAGTCAGTCGAGGCTCGAACAGGCGTTCCCTGGTTCATTACGGCCGTCATCCATGAGCGGGAATCCTCGCAAAGCTGGTCGGCCAATCTGGCGAACGGAGACCGCTGGGATAGGCCAACAATCCATGTCCCAGCGCATCGGGGGCCGTTCAAGTCATGGGAAGATGCTGCAGTTGATGCTCTGGTCAACTGTTCTCCTCACGTAGCCAGAAATACCGACTGGACGGTTGGCGGCGCACTCACTGAGCTGGAATCCTACAACGGTCTTGGCTACGCCAATCACGGCATAGCGTCTCCGTACCTCTGGGCTTCCACGGATCAGTATCGATCCGGCAAGTACATCGCAGACGGTCATTTCGATCCGAATGCTGTTGATCACCAAATTGGCTGCGCCGGTTTACTGCGGTCAATGATCTCGATCGATCCGACTATTCAATTCAAAGAGGCTGCATGATCCGTGCATTGATCTTGCTTGCGCTTCTTCCCTTGGGAGCGTCGGCCCAAACTTATGTCGCGACAGAAGTCGGCAAGCCATGCCCACCAATGGACGTTCCTGTGAAGCTGCAGGACGGCAGGTGGGTTTGTGCAGTCGCAGCAACCATTACTCCCCTCGAAAATCCCATGAAGGACGCGAAGTGATCAGGATTCGCTTCGTCACCGGCAACGCACTTTCGTCTCAACTCATTCGTATGCAGGGCGGCATATGCATGCCGTTCACTCCAAGCCACACTGAGGCGCTTAGCCAAGACGCCAAGTTCTATATTGGCGCCCGCAATGACGTTGGCATTTCGGCGCTGCCCATCGACTACGATGCAAGCACTCTCCTGACGCTGCCCGATGGCTCCAAATCTGAACGCATTGTTTCACTGCCTAGCACCGTAGAGCAAGAGGATGCGTTCTACTCCTTCGTCCATTCGAAGGTTGGCGAGCCATACGACTGGAATGCGATCGTCAGTTTCGCAATGCCGGGCGTCAATCTGCACGAGTACGGACACATCATCTGTTCTGCGTTCATGACGGCAGCACTGCGAAAGTGCGGCTATTTCCCGGAACCTCTCACGGTTCCTTTTCACCACATCTCGCCACGGGATCTGCTTCTGATCCTGTCGAGCCACGTTCAAATCAATCACTAATCGGAGAATACAATGAAGGGTATCGATCCCAAATATATCATGTGGCTCGGGCTATTGGTCACGGTAGAGCAGGCGATTGGACACGGCACCGTTGATTTGACAAATTTAGTTCCTGTCACATGGGCCCCGTACATCACTTCCTGGTGCAATTTCCTGGCGTTCGTCGGGACCTCGATCATGACGTATCAGGCGGCAGTTTCTGGTCCGCAGGTCGGCCCATTAGTAAAACTTCCCGAGAATGTTACGCCTCTCGTCGTCAAGGTTCTGATCGGCGCTTTTGCTCTATCCATGTTTCTGCCGATTGGTTCGGCATCTGCTCAGGGGCGCTTTCGTCCTACGGGCAATCTCGTCAGGGATATCCAGAATGCCAACAGCCAGGTCAGGGCGGCAGTAACGGGTAAGCCTGCCGATCCGACAGCGGCGTTGCCCTGCATGGATATCAAGATGCTGGTCAAGCTGACGCCAGACAATCTTGTCCCGACCATGAAAGCCTGCGTGCAGGATGTTAATAACCAGCTCGTTAGCGATACCCAACGCGCTCTGGATTCCGCGAAGGCTTATGTTGGACCGAACGGGGGAAACCCTGGCGACAATGACGCGGTGAACTGTCTTACACCAGCTCTCGCTCTGTTCAAAGCGGCGGCCATTATCCCCGCCGTTCCGGAAGTGCCCGCTGTTCTCAATGCGGATGGCTCAATCAAAACTCCGGCAGTCGCCGCCATACCCGAGCTCGATCCCGGCCCGATTCTGCTATTCCAGAAATACCGTGAATTCGTTCTGGCTGGCGCTCTCACGTCCTGTCAGTCGTGGTTCAACCAGCCCATTAATGCGACGACCGCAGCGGGGATAGGTGCAGTGGGGACGGCTGTAGCAGGTGCGGCAGCGGTTGCCGGCGTCGCTCCGTAACGGACTAATCAATGACTGCCCCATCCGATAAGGCGACGACGTTCCTTGCAATGGCGTCGTTCGCCACTCCGTTCTGGATTACGCTGTTGAAAGATGTTTCCGAAGCTGCCGCACTTCTGATGCCGATCCTGGGCGCTATCTGGCTGATCATCCAGATAACGCACAAGATTTACACCATTTGGAAGGGCACTGAGGAGTTCTTTCCGAAAGACGATGACTAGCTCATGACCGCATTTTTCGTGGTCATCATCACACTCGGCGCATTCATGATATGGGCCGATCACGATCATCCGAGCGATAGCGTTCCTGTTGAGTTGGCAAATATTGGAGGAGTCGGTGCGGCAATGGTCGCGCTGGGATTGTTTGGGCTCACCTGCGTTCTGATCTTCTAACAAGAGGATATTATGAGCAAGATATTTGGCGGGGCTGAATGACCCCAGCCGTACCAGATGAAATTCTTAAACAAACAGCCGACGTATTCGAAGCCAACGAGAGAAACCAGACAAAAGCAGCTCAGCAACTCGGCATTTCCCGCCAAGCTCTCCAGGGTCGACTTAAGATGTTGGAGCGAAAATCAGAACTAGAAACAAAGGATCTGATTTATCCAGATCTTCCCTCCAGCGAACTCCCTCCAGAAGAACTCATAGAGCAGGCCTGTAAGCGATTTGATGTTCACCTTGCGGCCCGCGATGCCCGGCGCTGGATGGAAATCAAGGTCAAGTCAAATAAGCCCATTGGCGTCTGCTTCATGGGCGATCCCCATATCGACAACAATGGATGCAACTGGCCGCTATTGCGACGGGACATCAAGATCCTGGAAGAGACGCCGGGTCTTTTCGCGGTAAATATCGGGGACCTCACGGATAATTGGGTGGGACGCCTGATCCGTCTCTATGCCGATCAGGAAATGTCAAAGAAGCAGGCATGGAAGCTTGCCAAGTACCTGATGAAGGAATCCGGCATCAAGTGGTTGTGCCACATTCTCGGTAATCATGACGCATGGAATGACGGTCCTTATTTGATCAAGGCCGGCGCTCAAATGGTCCCGGTAGAGGATTGGCAATCACGCTTTCAGATTGGCTTCCCCAACGGGCAGAAAGTGCGCGTCCATGCTGCGCACGACTTTCCCGGTTCATCTATCTGGAACGGCATGCACGGCCCTCAGAAGGCTTCCATGCTGATGGAAGAGGCCGATATCTACGCCTGTGGTCACAAGCATCAGTGGGCTATCAATGAAGGTGAAAACGCTCAGCGCGGCTTTCTCTATCATTTGATTCGGGCCCGTGGATACAAGTTCATTGATAGTTATGCTGATCAACTCGGTTACGCGAGCCAGAAGTATGGCGCGTCGATTACCGCGGTTATTGATCCAACGCTAGATGGCGTGAAGCGGATACGGTGTTTCCCGGCGCTCGATGAGGCGGCCGAATTTCTAACATGGAAAAGATCGCGAGCCTAACGTATATTTAGGCGGGTCAGTGATTTGCTGGAAACAAGTCACCGACCCTAACCAAGCCAACCTTATGTGGAGGTCAGCAGTGGCTAGGAATTATGTAGACACTATTTTTGATTTGGGCAACGGATGCTCGATCGATGGATGTCCTAGGCGTCTTTACGCCAAAGGCTTTTGCCAAGCCCACTATGCTCGAAACCGGAAATATGGGGACCCGCTAGCGGGTCGTACCGGATGGGGTGAGGTTAGGACTTGGATCGAGACGATCGCAATTCCTTACGAAGGAGATGGCTGTTTACTCTTTCCGTTCGCCAGGAATGACGATGGTTATGCAAGAATTCGTGTAGACGGGCAATCGGTTGCTGCACATGCTTATGTGCTGTCTAAAACGTTCGGTCCTAAAACCGATAAACAGCATGAATGCTGTCATTCATGAGGCAGCGGTCATCTTGGTTGCGTGTCACCAAAACATTTAAGATGGGATACTCATGCCCAGAACATGGCTGATGCCGTGTCTCATGGCACAGCACGCAATGTACCCAGATATGGAGAGGATCATCACGATTTCCGGGCAACTGATGAGATTATTTGCAAAATCCTAGACGATCTTTCATCTGGTATGACCCAGAAAGAGACCGCAAAAAAATACGGATTCAGTCAGTCACATATATCTCGTCTTTATAATGGATGGAGGCGCGCTAAAGTATGACGCGTGAATACTATTGGGTTAGCGATGGGGAATGGATTGAAGTTCCGATGCGTGGCTATAAAGAACAATGCTGCGATTGCGCATTGGTGCACAAACTGAACTTTCGCATTAACAATCGTGGCCGCATTGAAATCCAGACCTTTCGTGATGTCCGAGCGACCAACGGCGCACGCAAACATTTCCATTTCACAAAAGATGACTGAGCTTCCTGACGATCTTAGGTTCGTTGATGAGCGCAAACTTAGGGATAAGCCAGAGTTTAGCTCTGTTCTAGCCGAGTATCATGCTATGATACGAAGTGGGTTGACCCCCGCAATCGGCTTTTCGAAAAAGCTAAAGCGATTCGTTATTTGCGATATTGGCAAGGTCTGAATGAGAATTTACGTTGCCGGCCGCATACGAAACGATCTGCATTATTTCGAGAAGTTCGCCGCAGCCGCACAGAAGCTAAGAGAGCAGGGGCATTCTGTATTTAATCCCGCTGCTGCAAATCTCGAATCATCTCCGCTCCCTCGCATCATGTACTATGTCCTCGGACAGCTTTGTGAATGTGAGGCAATTGCGATGTTGCCGGGATGGTGGCGAAGTGGTGGAGCAAGAATCGAATGGATGCTTGCGAAATACCTGAAACTTAAAGTCCTGTATCTCTAACCCAACAGCCCCTTAGCGGGGCTTTTTTATTCCCAACATCGGAGAACTACCATGAAGCAGCGCTTAGCGGCGTCGGCTCTCTTTGCGTTGCTGGCGTCCCAGCCGTTGCATGCCCAGAACGTAAACCCTGTAACACCATTGGTCGCTGGTGCGCCGGTATCCGGCAGCAACCCAATGCCGATCAGTGGCAGTTTCTCTGCATCTCTGAGCGGCTTTACCCCTAGCACGTCTGGTGCTCGCGGCACTCCGCTTTCAGTCACCACGTCAGATTCCAGCGGAGCCCTTCCAACTGGCACGGTCGATATTGTCAATAATGTCGGCTCAAATCCGATGTATTGCAACGTCAACGGCGTGACTTCGACTACATCAGATCAGCTTATTCCTGCTTCAAGCTGGTTTGCCTTCACCATCCCCTCTGGCGTGACCACGCTGCATTGTATTGCGACGGGTGGAAGCACGACGGCTAACACCTTGGGCGGCTCTGGTCTTCCGACCGGGGCGGGTGGCGGCGGCTCTGGTGGGGGAGGCGGCGGGGGTGCCATCACCATGGCCTCTGGAGCGGTCGCGAGCGGTGCCTATTCGGCAGGCTCCATCGCTGCTGGAGCTCTTGTAGCGGGCGCACTGGTCGACGGTGCCGATGTCACGCAGGGCACCAAGGCGGACGCAGCTTACTCCGGGTCCGGTTCGGCCTCAGCTATCGCCATCCTTAAGGGCATCTATTCCAGCGTAAACGGTTCTATCCCCGCCGGCACTGCCACGATCGGCAACGTGGGCTCCGATCCATCTTCGGGCAAGGGCACACCGTCATCGGTCGCCATCAACGTTTCGACGGCCGCCACGACGCAGCTTGTGGCGCTCTCAGGCTCGACCGCGATCTATGTCACGTCGTTCGATTTCATGGCGGGTGGTACAGGCAACGTCACGCTGGAATACGGCACGGGGTCGAGCTGCGGGACTGGGA